GACGAGAAACTGCAAGGAACTGAATAAAAAACGGGTAGCCGCCGGATACCAAACATCAAAAACGCTCGTGTTGCACGGGCGTTTTTCTTAGGTATTTAGGGCTTTTTTGATTGCTTGTGCTCATTTTGTGCTTTTGCTCTGGCAACTTTCCGGCAACCTTTTTTTGAAAGCGTCCATAACTGCGCCCGCGCTTGCGTCCTCTTTTTCCTTTGAAAGGTGTGAATAAATTTCAAGCGTCACCTTTACGTTGGCATGGCCGAGGAATTTCTGCGCAGAAAGCACGTCAACGCCGGCATTATAGAGTATGGAGGCGTAATTGTGCCGGAAGTAGTGCGGCGTGAGGACGGAGGTGCCGTCCTCTCTCGTTTCTATGTCGGGCCCCAACTCTGCCATGCGCTCCATCAGCGAACGCCAAAGCCTATTTGAAGAGGAATTGCGGTAGTATGTTCCATCGGGGGCGGGGAATACAAACGCCTGCGGGAATCCCCGCACGAGCATTTCCGCCAGCTCGTCCGGCAGGGGTATATCCCGTATGCTCTCCTTCGTCTTGGGCGGGGTTATCATGCCCTTCCTTAAATTGACCTGCTGCCGGACGTGTATGACCTTCTTCCTGAAATCTACACATTCCCATTGCAGGCCGAGGGCTTCGCCGAGCCTCATTCCGGTATAGTATAATAATGCCACCAGCAGGCCGTTTTCCTCCTGCATCAGTTTCTTTGCCGCTTCTTCCTCCGCTTCCGTCAGCGCCCGGCGGCTTGACTTTTCTTTCGAGGGCTTGACCAGCCCCACAGTCACGTCCCGCTGGATTATCCCCTCGGAGTATGCCCTCTTAAAGACGGATTCTAACACATGGTGTACATTTTCGATTATGGTTACGCACGTATCGCCCTTGGAGTTAAGCAGCTCCTGCAAATCCATAGTGGATATTGCGGTGAGCCGCTTATCCCCCAGCACCGGCAATATGTGCTTGTTGAGTGCCGTCTTATATCCGCTCTGTGCCGATTCCTTTATATTCGGCTTTTTGTAGACGTTATACCATTGTATGGCGTATGGGCCGAAAAGCGCGTCCTTCTGCGCGGTGCGCCCGGTGATGAACTCTTGCTTGACTGCCTCCTTCGCGGCCTCCAAATCCTTCTTTGTGCGCCCGGATACATATTTTATCACGCTGCCGCCGTTCATATCCTTGCCGACGGTTACTTTAGCCCTATACCTCCCGTCGCTTTGCCTTGCCATTTACAAAAACCTCCCGTTATGTTAAAATCGGAGGCGGAGAAGCACCCACCTCTGATCCCCCTTGCGCTGCGCCAACAGCCGGGGGATTTTTTATTTTATCTTGCCGAGCAATACGGACTTCTTCGCCGCAAACTCCTCATCACTCAGGATACCACTATCCCGCAATTCACCCAGCTTGCGGAGCTGCTCGACGGCATCAACGGGCGGCGCGTCCTGCACACCAGAGCCGTGTGCCCTGTCCCGCTGCTTTTCTGAGAGGATCACAGCCCCGTCGCCGTCCGTAAAACTGCCGCTGGCTATACTGCATATATCTATGATAACACCAACACCAAAGCAGCCGGCAGTCAGCAACCAAAGAACAGCCGTGAGCGGCTTGTTGACGTAAAACCGATGTATACCCAAGCCACCCAGGAATATACATAAAAGCAGCGTAGTAAGCCAGTCCTTTTCAGATACATTCGGTTTGCGAACACCGGTATTTTCCATATTTTCAACTTCCTCCTTTTTCTCTGCCTCGTCGTCTGTAATTTCCGTTTCGGCGATGAGCGGCACGTCCTGCGCCGCCTCGCATTTGATCTGTTTCGCTTCGCGCTCATCCTGCTCTGCCTTGAGCTCGTCTCGTTCCGCCTTATTCTTTTTTATACATTCCTCACAGTGCCCAAGGTTGTTGAGCGGCAAGAACAACCCCTTTTTCCCACACTGAGAGCACTGATGTATCATACCCATTGACCAAACCCTCCTATTTTAACCTTTTCCATTCTTTTATGCTGATGTATATGAGAAAGCCTGCGAATATCGCGAAAACCAGCATTATACCCCCTGCTATTGTCGATAAATGCTTAGTTTCGGGGCGTATCAGCCCCATGCTCGGATATCTGCTATCTATGATAAATATTCCGCTTAAAACCACCATCAATAACACGGAAACACCTGACAACAGGGGCAATTGAATGCTTTTACGCCGCCCTTCGGCTACCAGATCGTTTATACGCTCCTTGTTAGTGGCGATAAGTTCTTCGTATAAATCCTCTTTACTATATCCTTGCGGAACTCTCACAAAGTCAGAATCTATATCCCGCAGACTTTTGCCAATGGTATTTAATATCCTTATCAGCGTATCTACGCCGGGATTTGATGTTTGCCCGTGAAGCACCTTTTTGACAGTAGCGAGCGACAGCCCGCATTCGTCCGCGATCTCCTGCTGCGTCTTACCGGATTGCCGCACAAGCTCCTGTAATCGCTCAAAGTCCATTATTTTACCCCCCATTTAAACAATTTTTACCCTGAAAGGATACTATTTGTGGCTTTAAAAAACCAAGGGAACGAGATATGCTTAATTCAGACCGGGGCGGCTCCCACGAAGCTTCTCCGCCGTTCTGGCCGAGGCGGAGGTGAGCGGCTCCCGCTCCCTCTGCCGGTTAAAGGCGAATCTGAGGCACGATTTGTGCAACATCGTTGAGCACAGTCCCGTTTATGGTACTTTCATACAAATTCCCCCTTTCTTTTTGAATCTAACGTGTTATTATCAAAACAGAACAAGTGTTTGGAGGTAGAAAGATGACTGAACATGAAAAAGAACGAGCTTTTATTGAAGCTTTAAAAGACCCCGAAAAATTCAAAGCTATTTTTGCGATAATACAAAATGATCGACGAGAACGCGGGCTTCCTGAGATAATTCTCTGTAAGCCAGTATAAGCTTATACTCGTTTTCGGACACAAGCCTATGAAGATTCTCGACCTCTTGACGCCCATACAGGTAATCCATATCAACGTTGTATATGTCGGCTATCGTTTCGAGCAATTCATCATCAGGACGGCGCTCATTGCGCTCGACCATGGAGATTGTGCTTCTTGACACCCCGACAAGTTTCGCTAATTCATCCTGAGTATGGCCATGCTCTGTTCTCAAACGCTTAATTCGGCTACCAAATAAAGCCATTCATATCACCTCGACACCACTATAACACAGAGAGTGACAAATGTAAATAAAAAATGTTACAAATAGTGTTGACACGCTTAGTGTCATGGTGCTATACTTAAAACACAGAAAAGAATGGGAGGTGAAAATCATGCCCACGCGAGAAGAAATAGGACGTAGGTTGCGCGAATGCCGCAAGACAAAAGGCATAAGTAGCGAAAAAGCAGCTATTGAAATGGGGCTTACGGCATCGTCCTTGCGAAAATATGAGAGCGGCGAAAGAACGCCTCGTGATGAAGTCAAAATCACAATCGCTGATTATTATGGTATGAGCGTACAGGCAATTTTTTTTGATGTAGCATGACACTATGCGTGTCAAAAAGCGAACAGACAACATAGGAGGTGAGCGGCATGATGTTTAGAGACAAGTGGACGTGCAAATGGGACGAGCAGAACTCAGACAAGAAACTGCTAAGCATTTATGAAGAGGTCAGGCGGACGCAAACGCAAATATTCGTGCTCGGAGCGCTCGTCATATTAGGGCTAATACTGCAAGCGATAGAGAAACTGCTGTAACCAGCGCACCAACAAGTGATCTTTGCAGGAAACCGCGACCGTCTTGCGTTATGAGCAATAAAAGCCCGTTACGGCCTTCGGCGATGTACCTGACGGATATCAAGTTCTTGTTATACAGCTGGTTTATACAGCCCTGTGTGAACTTTCTGCCCACGATACGGTCAACATCGGATACGCCGAAGCCCCGATGAAAATAAGCGTAAACAAGAATACGGAAAGAAGCAAAACTCAGCATAAAACCCCTTTTTACTTTTGATTATACCACAGAAAGGAAACCGCCATGGATAACTTTGACAAGCTCCTGCGGGACATGATAACCGCCGCCGTGGACGAGCGCATAAACAGCGTCGAAGCGCTGGAGGAGCGCATGGTGAAGATGCACGGCGAGTATGTCACCACCAAGCGGGCATCCGAGATCATCAACGTAGACCCCGGCACCATACGCGCCATGTGCAGGGATGGGCGCCTCATGGCGACCGCCGCCGACGGCCACGCTCCCCTCATACTGGTGCGGAGCATGGCCTCCATGGTAGAGGATAAGACGGCGGATCAGCCCAGGGTAAAGGCTGCCCGCCGCCATAAGTACGACGATTGTAAATACAAAGTGCAGTAGCTCCCCGTGCGAAAGGGGAGAGCAGAGGGCGGCATCTTGGGCCGGTGTCCGATGGGCAGAGTTTATAATCTCCTTTTTGATATACACAGACCACCTGATATGTCCGACAAAACGCTGCTTCTGCTCACCGCCCTCTGCTGTCTCCTTTCGCCGGAGGTGATGCGAATGACCTAACAATCCCACAACAGCACGTTGGCAACTCGACCGGGCGAGTATAAACAGGATTCAGGCCCGGTGCGTCTCCGGGAAGCCCCGGAGGGTATCAGATCATAAGGAGGACGCAAAACAATGCAATTAGGAGAAATGACATTCGGGACAAACATCAAAATTCCCGAGCGACAAGAAGGTGGCAGCTACGAGCTGGCGGACTACACGCTGGGCTACTTCGGCGCAGGCGTAGCTGCGTTTATCCGTAAGGACATACACAGCCTGTGCCGGTTCGGGAACGGCACGGAGTACGTCGGATCAGACCTGGACAAACGCATGACAGAAATATACAACAGCTACCCCGACGAGTTTAAAGAACTGATTATCCCCAGCACGATTTCGTTATATAACGGCAGCGGCGCCGAGAATATAACCCGCAAAGTGTTTGCCCCCACGTTGACCATGGTGGGCTGCGGCGACAACCACGGAGTAGAAGAAGGCTTAACATGGCCTATATTCACGAGAAGGAATAGACGCAAAAAAACCTTTAACGGCTCGGCGGCCAGCTGGTGGCTTTCCTCGCAGTTCTCCTCTGACTTCGCTCGGCATGTCGACTCGGTCGGCTCCGCCTACATCCTCGGCCCGTCGTTCGCGAACGGGGGTGTCCCCGCTTTCATAATCCCCCAATCGGTACAGATTGACGATACACCAGACAATGACGGCATCTACAGATTGACGGCGCTGCAAAGCTATTGCTCATAAAAAGACCATGAAAAGCAAACGCACAAAAGCGTGTGAGATACCCCAGAAGGTCAAGCGTTGGGTATGGGAAAGGGATCATCATTGCTGCGTCCTGTGCGGCAGGCCCGGCAACCCGGACGCGCATTTTATTCCGCGCTCCCAAAACGGCAAGGGAATAGAAGAAAACATCGTCACCCTATGCCCTGAGTGCCACAGGGATTACGACAATTCCGAGCACAGGACGGAGCTGAAAAAGGCCCTTCGCGCCTACCTTATGGCCAAATACCCGGATTGGGACGAAGAGAAACTGAAATACCGCAAATGGAGAAGTGATTACATATGCAAGTAAAGGATATCCTCCCCATGCTGGCACTGCTCAAGAGCCAGCGGGTAAAATTCTACCATGCCCCAGGCGGGGAACTGCTGGGCAGCTATAACCGCGAAGAAATACTGCCTAAAATGTGCGCCCAAAATGTAGGCAAACTCATGGACGCAACGTTGATATGCGTTGACGCCAACAATCAAAACATCAACTTACACATTGCGACAGGGAGGGATTGATATGTGGGGAGCATTTTTTAGCTGGGGAGTGCCGATGTTTGTTATAGGCGTAATGGCGGGCGTTGCATTCGCACCCCGCAAAAGGAGATAACCATGGAAGCGTGCATAACCGGACAAACCCTGTGCTGGCGTTGCCGGAGGGCGACCAACGCGCCGGGCATGGGCTGCAGCTGGTCCCGCCGCGCCGATCCCGAACCCGTTGAGGGCTGGGAGGCGAAGGAGACAACGCTGAAGGGCAGCGATTATTACCACGGCAAAAACTACACAACAATTATACAGTCCTACGTCATCCGCGCCTGCCCGCTGTTTTTACCGGACGAGAAAAACGAGCCGCCGCGCATATACAGGAAGTGGATCGTCGAAGTGGACGGCGAGTGGCTGACAACGCAGGAGACGAGGGAGCGGCTGGGCATCGACAGACGCGAAATATACAAGCTGATCGAGCGCGGCAAGCTCAACGCCAGACAAGTGGAGCAAATGAGTTAAAAACAGATCATAGGGAGGACATAAAAAAATGAAATTAGGAGAACTGCCATTCGGAAGCAACGTCAAAATCCCCGAGCGCCGCGAGGACGGAACCTACGAGCTGGCGGACTACACCCTGGGCTTCTTCGGCGCAGGCGTAGCCGCGTTTATTCGCAAAGAGATACACAGCCGGTGCTGGTTTGGCGACAGCGCGGAGTACGCCGATTCCGACCTGGACAAACGCATGACCGAAATATACGACAGCTACCCCGACGAGCTTAAGGAGCTGATTATCCCCAGCACGATCCCGCTATATAACGGCAGCGGCGCTGAGGATATAACACGGAAAGTGTTCGCCCCCACGTTGACCATGGTAGGCTGCGGCGACAACCACGGTGTGGACGAGGGCTTCACATGCCATATATTCACGGGAAGGAATAGCCGAATAAAGACATATGACGGCTCGGCAGCTTTCTGGTGGCTTTCCTCGCGGAAATTCTCTGGCGACGCCTGGTGCGTCTACGCGGACGGCTCCGCCCACGACTTCGACTCGTGTTTCACGTTTGGTGTCGTCCCCGCTTTTATAATCCCTCAATCGGTACAGATTGACGACACACCGGATAATGACGGCAGTTACAGATTGACGGTGCTGCAAAACTATCACTCGTAAAAAGACTGCGAAAACATATCAAAGGAGGACAAACAAAAAATGGAAACAACTGAAAGGACTTTCGGCGTTTGCCGCTACTGCGGGCAGCTGCTCAATATCAAGAGCTATTTGGCCCTACACCCAAACATCGACGACCCGGACGAGGACGGGATAGCTACCCTCATATGTGACTGCAAGGAGGCCAGACGCGACCGTGACACTCATAAGGCTGCCCTTCGGGGAGAGAGCGACCGCATTGAGGCCCTACAAAAAGCAGAGGACGTGATCGAGGAGTTGTTTGCCGGCAACCCGCACCAGAAGCGCATAGCCGTGGACGAGCAGACGCGGGAGATATTGCAGCAGCTTGCCGAGCGGGTGTACGGCGGATTTGTGGATAAAGCGGTCATAACCACCACGGACGGAGTTAAGGCCACCGTAAAGAGCACCGGCTCCGCCGCTATCGGCATAGCCATAGAGCGCAGCGAAACCAAAAAAGAGAAAAAGGAGATATAGCCGTGGATAGGAAGGTACTGGACGTAACGTGCGGATCCCGATCGATATGGTTTAATAAGCACCACCCGGCGGCGGTTTACTGTGATAAAAGAGAAATTGAAATGACGGGCATATGGGGAAGTGGGGAGGGGCAGAGCGAACACAAGTGCATTATCAAGCCCGATATAGTATGCGACTTTACACAGTTACCTTTCCCGGACAACGCTTTTGCACTTGTTGTTTTTGACCCGCCACACCTCACAGGAGCAAAAGAAACATCGTGGCTGGTTAAAAAATACGGGAAGCTTGACGACAACTGGCCACAAATGCTGCATGATGGGTTTGCGGAATGTATGAGAGTGTTGAAACCCGACGGAGTGTTGATTTTTAAATGGTCGGAGCACGATATTCCGGCTGAAAAGGTTTGGAAAGCCATTGACCAAAAGCCACTATTTGGGCACCACAGCGGGAGAAAAAGTAAAACCTTTTGGGGGTGCTTTATGAAGGGGGTTATATAGCCATGGAGGGCCGGGAGATACTCGAAATGTTTATGCGCTCCGTGGGCGAGCACGTGGACACAAAAGGCCGGGCCGCTGTCAGCATCAACGGCAGGCCCGCCCTGATAGTAACGATAGACCGGGAGACCGGAGAGGTTACCGCCCGCAATGCGATCACTGACACGACCGCCGCCGACGCGGTAATAGACTATCTCAACACTGTTGCCGGGACGAAATATCAAAAAACGCCGAAAAACCGCAGCTATATCAACGCCCGCATTGCGGAGGACCATACGCCGGAGGACTGCCGCCGGGTAATAGACAGCCGCTGGGCAACGTGGAAGGGGACAAGCATGCAGGAGTATATGCGCCCCTGCACCCTGTTTAACTCGGAAAAATTTGAGGGCTACCTGTCGGCGGCAAAAACCGGCGTCAAAAAGGGCAATGGCAGTTACTTTATGAACCACAGCCAGCGCCAATACTCCGCCGACGAACTGGCGAAAATAGGCGTTGATCTAATCGGGGATCTGGGGGAGGACTGAAAAATGTCAAAAGAACAATTTCACAGTAGAGTTTATACGGACAGACCGGCTTATGCCGATTTTACAGCACCCGAAAAGTTTGAAGCCATAAAAAGCATAGTTGCAAAGCGCCTCGTGGAACACCCGAACGCGATATGCTCCTATTCTGGCGGCAGCGATAGCGATATTATGCTACACCTGATCGAGGAAGTGCGGCACACATTCGACCTTCCGCCAATTAAATATTGTTTCTTCAACACCGGGCTTGAGATGGAGGCGATTAAACGCCACGTTCGGGAGACTGCCGAGAAGTACGGCGTTGAAATTACAGAATATCGCCCGAAGAAAAATATTGTGCTGGCGACAAGAGAGTATGGACAACCGTTTATATCAAAAATAATGTCCGCCGGTTTGGAAGGCGTACAGAAGAAAAACATACCTCTGAGCATCGCGGATGAATATGCCAAAGCAGAGGACAAGGCGGCAAAATATGCGGAACTGTGCGAACGCTATCCGGGCTGCAAAACAACGATAAGTTTTCTTTGCTGCTGTAACGGCAAAGGCGAACCACGCCCGGAAATTCAGCTCGTAATCAACTCGTCCAAATATATGTTGGATTTCATCAAAGAAAACCCGCCGCAATTCAAGATAAGTAACCACTGCTGCGACGTTTGCAAAAAGGCCGTTGCGCACAACATCCAAAAAGGCTTTGACATGGTTATAACCGGCGAACGCCGAGACGAGGGCGGCATGAGGTCTGTGCCCAGAAAGGATAATACATCGCTCTGCTTCTCTCAGACGGCAAGCGGACAATACCGGCTCAAACCTCTGTACTATGTGTCCGATGCTGATAAGGGATGGTACAAGGACTACTACGGTATCCGCTACTCCGATGCTTACGAGGTTTACGGCCTGAAACGTACTGGCTGCTGCGGCTGCGCGATATCCGCGAAGGCAGTAGAAGAACTTGAAAAAATACGTCCCTACGAGCCTAATCTTGTAAAGGCCGCGTGGAACGTATTCGGGGACAGCTACCGGTATAGGGCGATGTACAACGAGTACAAGGCGAAAAGAAGGGAAGAAGAAAGGAAAAGAAAATGAAAAAAAGAACGCTGCCCACCTATACCGTCCTGATCCGCACGCCCGCCGGGACGCAGGCCATTATTAAGACCAACGATTTTGCGAAAGCCAGACGGACATATGCCCAGTACAAGGGCTCATGCCGCCTCTGCATTGACGGGCGGGAGCTGCATATCCTTGAGGCGGACAGGCTCATGGACGACCACAGCGACAAAGTGATAGAGCAGATATTTATCCCGCGCCGCACGAAGAAAACCGAGGACATACACGCATTAAAGCCTGCCCGGTAACACGGGCAGGACTTGACCTTTTGCCGGGTGCGGCAATCACCCGGTCCTCCATTGATAGAGGGCGGCAGGTGCGGCCAACGGGGAAACGCCCGCACCGCAAACCACCGCCCCCGGCAAAGGGCCAAGACATGATTATTAAAAAAGGAGGCCACCATGCAGCGGGTTCGGCGTGATATATATTCCGGCGTGGTGCTGGAGCGGATCATATACTCCGTGGGCGACAGGACACAAAAGCCCTACCGCCCGCGGAAGCCGAGATTTAAAACGGACGAGGAAAGGGCACGGTTCAATGCCGAGGTAGCCCGCCGGGCCCATACCCGGATCATCAACGAGAACTTCACCCCGGCCTCGCTATACAGCACACTCACCCAGGACGACGAGCACGAAGTACACGATTTTAAGGATTTCCGCCGCCTCTGCGTCAATTTCCGCCGCCGGCTGCTCTACGCCTACCCGGAGGCAAAAATCGTTATCTACATGGGCCGAGGCAAAAACACCCACCGCATACATGCCCACATGCTGACGGACGGAGTGCCGGAGGAGGCCATACGCAAACAATGGACGCTGGGCAGCGTCAATCGCTGCGAGCACCTCCGGGCGCACATCCACTATGACGGCATAGACCACGGCCCCGATTATACGGGATTAGCCAATTATCTGTTTAGTCACTGGACGCCGGAGCAGGGCGGGCACCACTACATGGCGACCCGCAACCTTGCCCCCTGCGGCAGGGAGCAGACAAAACCAATAAAACGCAACTACACGCCGGCAAGGCCGCCGCACACACCCAAGGGCTACACCCTCGTTGAGAGTCACGCGACCGAGTACGGCTTTACCTATTTCAAATATGTAAAGACCCCAGAAAGAAAACGGCGATGTTAGCCGGAAAAGTTTAGGCCTTATGCCGGGGCCTTGTAAATGTGTCGGATTTTACGACGATATCAAAAAGGAGGTAAAAAACAATTGCTGAAAGACTACACCATGACCCCCAACCGGGCGGGTATACCCATATGGCGGCCTGCCCAGCCGGTAATAGGCAAAGAGGAAGCGCACCAGACCGCCCTGACCAACTGGGCGCGGATGATGCGGACGCAGTATCCAGCCCTGACGCTCTACCACCACATACCCAACGGCGGCTTACGCGATAAGCGCACCGCTGTGCGGCTGATGTGGCAGGGGGTACATTCCGGCGTACCGGACGTATTTATCCCTGCCGCCCGGGGCGGCTACCATGGCATATACGTCGAGCTCAAAACTGGCGCCAATAGTCCAACACCAAATCAAAACGAGTTTATGAGCGGCGCTATGGCCGAGGGCTACTATTGCGCGGTCTGCTACGGCTGGCCCTGCGCCGCCGCGGTGATCGAGGATTACCTGCGCATGCCGGCCTCCGGCTGGCGGGACTACCGCATAGCTCAGAGCAGGATAGCAAGTGTTATCACAAGGCTGCTGGATACTGTGCCTGTAGAGCAATTGTTGACCGTCAAGCGACAACTCGACCTAACCGAAATCCGCATAGGCATTAAATCCGCAGCGGGCAGGGACAAGAATTACTGGGTGATGAGCTATGACGATCTGGCCGATCTTGCAGAGTACGCCACCAAAACCGAGTGCTTTACCTGTGACGGCGCGAAACATAATTGCCGACTGCGGCAGATATTAAAGGATTTACCCATACAGGGAGTAAGCAACCTTGTTGTGGGGTGCTGGAGAGACGAATGACATGTCCGGAAGCGGAGGGGGAAATGAGCAGTGAAAATACCTGAGAGCGTACGCATTGGTGGCGTGGAATATGCTATTTCTTACGTAGAAAATCTACGGAATGGAAACCAACTTGCATATGGATACATTGATTATGACAACTGCAAGATTGAGCTATCGGCCACAGACGGAATCGGACATCAAAAACGATGTCAAACTCTATTACATGAGATTCTACATGGTGTCCGACAGCACGCAGGGTTGGAGATTGAGAATGAAGAAGCGGTTATAGAAATGTTTGCAAAGGGTATTTATCAGGTGTTACAGGATAACGGCGGCAGATTGTTTGATTTAATGGAAACAGACAAGAAAGGAAAGAGCAATGAAAAAGTACACGCAAGCGGATTTTGACAACTTTGAAGTAGATGAGTATGGTCGCAAGATATGCCCTGCTGGGGATTATACCGCAATAAAAGGCTTTGGCGAGAGGTGCAGCTTTGGCAAGGGGTGCATCTTTGGCGAAGGGTGCATCTTTGGCGAGTGGTGCAGCTTTGGCGCGCAGTGCAGCTTTGGTGTGAGGTGCAGCTTTAGCGTGGGGTGCATCTTTGGCAAGTGGTGCAGCTTTGGCGCGCAGTGCAGTTTTGGCGAGGAGTGCATCTTTGGTGTGGGGTGCATCTTTGGCGAGTGGTGCAGCTTTGGCAAGGGGTGCAGCTTTGGCGAGGAGTGCAGCTTTGGCGAGGGGTGCAGCTTTGGCGAGTGGTGCAGCTTTGGCGAGGGGCGCCCCATGGCATGGGCAAACGATGACGGCAAGCCCGAGGGCATAGCCACCGAGATGGCGGATTGTCTTATCCGCATACTGGATTGGTTTGGCCATGAGGGACTGGACGTGGACGAGATTGTGCGACAAAAGATGGCCTATAATCGTGGGCGGCCCTATAAGCACGGAAAGAAGTGCTGAAATGAATGATAGAGAAAAGCGTTGGAGGGTTCGGGGACAACTCCGCCGGTGGGGGAACACGGCAAACCTGTGCCGGAGGAAACAGGCCGAAATAGAGGGGAGGGGGGCATCAAAAAGCTAAATCAACCCTCCGTGGTACCGGGGCGGCCCATCGGAAGAAAAATTTTTCGATTTTTGAGAAGCTTAAAAAATGAACGGCAATGGGACACTCAAAAACAACAAAACTACAAATATACGGCGACGGCAAATTGGTCACCGAAAAGATTTGTAAAATTACATCAAAAACGACGGTTTTTAATCCAAAAAGGAGGCGAAAAATTGAATCCGAAAAAAGCAACGCGGGAAAGGCGAGACGAGCGGGCAGCCGTGCGGCGACTGCTGATGTATTGGGGTAATGCAGAGCGCACGAGGACGGAAAAAGAGCGGTTGTTAATTAGCGTTGACGAGGAGATCGAAGCGCAATACGACCTTCACCCGCAGCAGATTACGGGCCTGCCGCGCGGTACCGAACTGCCGGACAGCACTCCGGCCACGGTGATAAAAGCTTCGCGGGAATTAAAAAGACTGCGAAAGAAGAAAAAACGGCTGGAAGACGAATTACAAAATCTCGACCATTGGGTGGGAATGATAGAATTTGAAGTGATGTGCTTGCCGCCGCTGGAATATGAGGCAATAAGACTGCGGTACGTTAAATACGGAGTGGCAAAAGGGGGATATTGGGAGCGGATAGCGCAGCAAATGCACGTCTCGATTGATTGGGCGAAGACCCTTGAGAGACAGGGGGTAGACAGGCTGATAGGCAGAATAGCAGCGTAAAGAGAATACCGTATAAGAGGGCTGATATAGCCCTCTTATATCATTCAGTGCGCCCCGATGATGCCGGGGAGCTGCGCCGCCATTATACCATACGCCCGGCCCAGGGCCTTAACCGTGTTGTCTGTAACGAGATAAATAAAACTCAACACTTTCCCACACTCTTTATGTGCTATAATAATACCATCAAAAGGGCTGCGAAGAGCGGCCCTTGAGCATTTTGAGGGAGATGAGCGGCAATATGGCAAGCCGAGCCCTACATTTTTGCCAGTACCCTGGATGTAATGCGCTGACCGCCGAACGATACTGCGATGAGCACCGGACGGCGGGCGAACTGCGGCAGCAGGAGCAGATACACGCCCAGGACGAGCGGCGGGGCAGCTCCCGGCAGCGCGGATATGATGCCCGATGGAGCAAATACTCCCGCTGGTATTTGTCGGCCCCGGAACATCAACTCTGCGCCCTGCGGCTGGACGATGGCTGCACTATGGTGGCGCGGTGCGTGGATCACATAGACCCGCCTGACGGGCCGGGCGACCCGCGCTTTTGGGATACCGCCAATCACCAGCCCGCCTGCATACATTGCAACAGCGTCAAAGGACACAAAAAAATCATAGGCAAATACAGAATTTGAGAAAGGAGGAGCCTATGCCGACAGGAAGAAAGCCGAGGCCGCTAAAGCTCGTTGATAACGGCAAAAACCGGCATACCAAAGACACGATGGAAAACCGGGAGAATGGCGAACCTACCGGCTGCTCCGACAAATTAAAACCACCCAAAAGCCTGTCCCCGGAGGCGAAGAAGGAATGGAAAAGGGTAGTAAAGCTCTACCGTCAGCTCGACACCCCGATAATTAACGATCTGGACATATCCGCCCTCGCTGCCTACTGCGAGAGTGTGGCGATATACCAAAAAGCCGAGGCGGAATACCAAAACGGCCCGCTTATATACCGGGCGGCGGACGGCAAGCCAACGGAAAACCCGTATATCACCATCATGCGCCGGGAGGGGCAGAATATCATAAAATACGCCGAGCAACTGTGCCTGTCGCCGGTGGGCCGTGCTCGCATGGGTGTAGCAGCAGCGAAAAAAGCCGCAGAGAGCGACCCCATGGCCGCATATCTGAGCAAGTACGGTGGTTAACTCGAACAAAGCCCTCGAAGTTATCGAGTTTGTACAGGCCCTTAAACATACCGGCGATTTTTACGGCAAACCCTTTGTGCTTTTACCATGGCAGATAGGGGTCATAAACTCCGTATACGGCACCGTGACCGCCGAGGGCGTGCGGCAGTACCGCATGGCATATTTGGAGATCGCCAAGAAAAACGGCAAGACCGAACTTATCGCCGCGCTGAGCCTGTATCACTTGGTCATGGACGCACCGGGCGGCGAGATATACTGCGGCGCCGCAGACAGGAACCAGGCATCAATAGCTTTTAACGCCGCAAAGAGCATGGTGGAGCAAAGCGAAGTATTGTCCAAGATAATCAAAATCAAAGACAGCACGAAGGAAATGCTGAATCTCCGCACACACAGCCGCTTTAAAGTGCTGTCGGCAGAGGCGGCGACCAAACACGGCCTTAACCCCTCCGTGGTCATCATAGATGAACTACACGCCCACCCCAAGCGGGACTTGTGGGACGTGCTGACATTTGGTACGGGTGCTGCACGGAATGAGCAACTCATATGGTGCATCACCACCGCGGGCGACGACCCCGACCGCAAAAGTGTGGGATGGGAACAGCACGAAATAGCAACAAAGGTGCTGAGCGGCGAACTGACAGACCCGGCGTTTTACGCCAAAATCTATACCGTCCCTGAGGACGCGGACATATACGATGAAGCAAATTGGTACTTAGCCAATCCCTCGCTGGGCGTATCCATCAAAATTGAGAATGTGCGCAGCGAGGCGATAAAGGCCCGAAACAGCCCGGCGGCAGAGAAGCTCTTCCGGTGGCTCCGGCTCAATCAATGGATCTCGCTTAAACGCACCGGCTGGCTGCCCATCACCCTATGGGATGATACCGAAGGGGGCTGGCATAAATCCGATATGCTGGGGCGGCCCTGTTATGTAGGCATAGACCTGTCCAGCACCACCGACCTGACCGCCGTGGCGGCCCTTTTCCCACCGCTGCCGGAGGAAACGGAGTGGCGCTTTTTTGTGGATGCGTGGATCCCGGAGGAAAACATGCGGGAACGGGAGCACCGGGACCACGTGCCTTTTGGCAAATGGGTGCAGGCGGGGCATATGCACGCGACCCCCGGCAACTGTGTGGACTACGCCTATATTGCCAACTATCTGGACAAGCTCATGCTGGACTATGACATCAAATATATTGCGGCGGACGAGTGGCGCATAGATTCCCTGCGCCCCCTCATGCAGCAGGAGGTTGCGGCGCAGAAGATAATCACCATACCCCAGACCATGAGCGGCATGTCCCCAGCGATGAAGGAAATTGAGCGGCTCCTACGCGAGGGCGAAATGACCCACGAGAGGAACCCTTGCGGGCGCTGGGCGTTTGGCAATGTAGTAGTAGCCCAGGACGGCAACGAGAACATAAAACCCATGAAAAACCGGAGCATAGAGCGGATAGACCCGATGTGCGCCCTGATAGACGCGATGGCGGCGGCGGTAAAACTGGAACCCAAGCGCAGCGTATACGAGCACCGCGGCCTGAGAATAGTGTGAGGTAAACAGTGAAGAGATTTAAACTTTTTGGCAAAACATACGAAATACGGGCGGCGGACGTTAAAACAATGCCCTCCGTATCCGATGATAGCGCATGGCAGATGTACCTTGCAGGGCAGGGTTACACCATAAGCGCAGAGGGGGCGCTACAGGTCGCGGCGGTATTCAGGTGTGTTGACCTGATAAGCAAGACCATGGCGGCGTTGCCCCTGCACATGTACAAAAATACCGGGGAGGGCAAACAAAAGGCACGGGATCATCCCCTGTATAAGCTGTTGTATGTGCTGCCCAACCGCACCACCACGGCGTATGAGCTTATGCAGATGCTTGTGGCAAACATGCTGCTCACTCGCGGCGGTTATCTCCGCATAGTGCGGGACAGATACGGCTTTGTGCGACACCTCAAAAATCTGCCCACCTCCTGCTGCTCGGAAGTGTACACCAACCGGGAAAACGGGGAACAGTATATATACGTCACCTATGACGGCATAACAGAAACGCTCCGGGAGGGCGATTTTGTCTTTATCCCCGGTTTTAGATTTGGCGACCGCACGCCGGAAGACCCGATGACCATAGCCGCAAGCGTGCTGGGACTGAATAACAGCATGACACAATACGCGCAAAGGGGCTTTTCTGGTACTTCCCCCGGCGGCTATATAACCTATCCGGGGCAACTCTCCGATACGGCATACGAGCGCTTCAAAAAGGACTTCCAGAGCAACTACGGCGGCGTAGAAAACGCCGGGAAATGGATGTTTCTGGAAAACGGCTCCACGGCGCAGCCGTGGGACAGGGACATGTCAAAGACACAGCTCCTTGATAGCCGCAAATGGGCTGTAACCGAGATATGTCGCATTTTCGGCGTACCCCCGCACATGTGCATGGATCTGGAAAAAGCCACTTTTTCAAATATTGAGCAGCAGAGCGCCGAATTCGTCCGGGATTGCATAAATCCTTTATCCGTGCGTATAGAACAGGCCCTTTACCGTGACCTGTTGAGCGAGGCGGAGCAGGCGAAGTATTATTTTAAATTCAACACAAACAGCCTGCTGAGGGGCGACACCGCCACCCGCACGAGCTACTACAACACCATGCGGCAAAACGGCGTGATGTGTGCTGACGATATCCGCGAACTGGAGGATATGAACCCCATACCCAACGGGCTGGGCAAGATATATTTTATCAACGGCAACATGCTGCCGCTGGAAAACGCAAAACTCAACGCGCCTAAAAGCGCGCAAGCGAAAGGAGCGCCCCTGAAAAATGAATAAATTTTGGGAGTTTAAGGCTCTCGGCAACGCCGGTGAGCTTTTTTTGTACGGAGAGATCAGCGATACGTCATGGTGGGGCGACGAAATAACCCCTGCACAATTTCAAAAAGAATTGGCGGCGCTGGGGGATATATCCACCCTTGATGTGTATATCAACAGCCCCGGCGGGGACATCTTTGCGGGATTTAGCCTGTACAACATCCTCAACCGCCACCCGGCGACAAAAAACGTGCATATAGACGGCCTCGCCGCCTCCGCCGCATCAGTGGTTGCCATGGCGGGCGATACCATCAAAATGCCCGAAAATGCCACGTTGATGATACATAATGCATGGACATACGCCGGCGGTGGGGCGGAGGACTTACGCAGGACCGCCGACGAGCTCGACCGTATCAACGACCAGATAGCGGGCATATACGCCGCCCGCACCGGCAAGGAGAAGGACGAGATATCCGCCCTTATGACAGCAGAAACGTGGATGAGCGGCACCGAAGCACTTAATATGGGCTTTGTAAACGAACTCATCGAAAACAAAAAGGTCGCGGCTTGCACAGATACCGAAAAGTGGTTTGCGCTGTACAAGCACGCGCCGAAGGAACCGCCGGAAAACAGGGAGCCTGACAACGGGGGAGCAATCCAGCCCGCAGCAGATATAAACACCGCACTGCAGGAGCAGCGCAAGAGATTCAGAGCGACTAAACTAAAAATTTTGGAGGTATAAGTAACCGATGAAGAAACTCTACGAAATGATGCAGGATCGCGCAAATGCCGCAACCCAGATGCGCGAAATAATGAACAAATTTGAAGACGGCGTGATGGACGCGGAATCCACCGAGACCTATAACCGGCTCGAAAAGGAGTTTGACGCGCTCAACACCAACATAATCCGTGAGCAGAAGCAGCTCGAACGGGAACGCGCCGCCGGTGAAGTGATCGACAAGCTGGGCGACAAGAAGGACGAGCACATTAAAGTATTTGCCCGCGCACTGCAGGGCGATCCCGAGTCCATAACCAGATACAAAAACACCACCATGACCCTTGGCACAAACGCTACCGCCGGTTATCTGACCGCGCCCGTGGAGTTTGTCAACCAGCTCATAGCCGGGCTCAAAAATGACATGTTTATGCGCCAGATATGCAACGTTGTGGGCCCCATAGGTCAGGCACAGAGCCTTGGGTATCCCAGCCTGACTACCGATGCGTCTGATGTGGCATGGACAACCGAGGTGGCGGCAGCCCCCGAAGAGGCGACCATCGCCTTCGGCCGCCGCGAATTTAAGCCCCAGCGCCTTGCCAAACTGATTAAGATATCCAAGACCCTCATGCGCCACGCGCCCAGCCCTGATCAGACCGTGCTTGACCGCATATTGTACAAGATCGAGGCGGCGCAGGAAAACGCCTTTATGAGCGGAACGGGCACTAACCAGCCTTTGGGCATCTTTACCGCCTCTGACAACGGCATAGCCACCGGGCGCGATATTACTGCCGCCTCCGCCACGGCCATAACCACTGACGACCTGATAGACTGCAAATACGGCGTGAAGGGCCAGTATATGCGCGGGGCCTCCTGGGTAATGCACCGCGACCTCTGCAAGATGATCGCAAAACTCAAGGACAGCGACGGCCAGTATATATGGCAGCCCTCCGTGCAGGCAGGACAGCCTGATATGCTGCTGGGCGCTCCCGTATATATGTCCGAGTACGCGCCTAACGCCGTAGCCGCGGGCAAGTACGTGGCAGTATACGGCGACTTTAAAACCGGCTATTGGGTATGCGACAGCGACGGCCTCTACATACAGGTGCTTAACGAGCTGTACGCCGTCAACAACGAGATAGGCTACGTTGTCGAGTACTATGGCGACGGCGCACCCGTAGTAGGCGAGGCGTTCAGCCGCCTGAAGATGAAGGCGAGCTGATGAAAATCAAAATGTTGACCTTAGCAGCCGGGCCGGAGGGAGTAACCCCGCCCGGCTCCATCATTGACATAGACGAGGCAACGGCGCGGCAGCTCATCAGGGGCTGTTACGCCATAGCCATGGAGGCCGACAATGGTAATAACAAGACAACCCCCAGCAGTGGAACCGCTAAGCCTCGAAGAGGTAAAACTGCATCTGCGGAATAACCCCGGCGATACCAGCGAAGACAAGGATATAATAGCTCCTCTCATAAGCGCGGCCCGCGAATATTGCGAGAACTATTGCGGGAAGTCATTTGCGGAGCAGTCCATAACCGCTTACCCGGAGGTGAGCGGCACTATGACACTCCCGCGTGGCCCCGTGATAAGCGTGGACAGCGTTACAGTGGACGGCGAGGCGGTGGAGTATACCGCAGACGTGCGCCGCGGCACCGTGACGGTAAACAAGCCCGGCGCAGTCATAACCTACACCGCAGGATACGAGGAGACACCCTACCTTGTGCGACAGGCCATGCTCCTGCTCATAGGCCATTGGTACACCAACCGGGAGGCTGTGATACAGGGTTCTACGACCGAGATAGACATAGCGGTTCGCGCGATGCTGAATCAATATAAAGGCTGGTGGTTTTGATGGCAATTAAAGCTGGAGCAGGCGAAATGCGAACGAAAATCACCATAAAAGCGCCGGAATACAGCATCAAAGCCGGATTCAGCGCGGAAAGCTTTAAAAATGTTTTCCCCGGCCCCGTGTGGTGCAAGTGGGTGAATGCCCACGGTACGGAGGTATATCAGGCGGAAGAACTGCACTTGCGGCAGCCCGTGACCATAACCATGCGCTACTCGCCCCTTGTGACCGTCGAGTGCCGCATATGGCATGAGCGGGATGCCGAGCCTTACGAGATCATCAGCATAGATAATGTCGGAGACCGCCGGGAATATCTCGAGATCAAGGCACAAAGGGTGGTGACGGCATGACCATAGCGGAGATACTCAAGGATGGATACACCGTATGCCACCCGCCCTACATGGGCGACCAGCGCAGCTATATCACGTATCAGTGCATGGGCCAGATCGGGACGCTATACGCAGAGGGCGCAGAAAAGGAAACGGGCGTGATGTACTCTGTGGATTACTACACCGACACTCCCCCGTTCGAGCTGGCTATAAAGGATATCAAGGGCAGGCTCGCTGCGGCAGGCTGGAGTTGCACTGTGGACGCGGAAATATACGAAGTGGACACGGGACTGTACCACATTGCCATGACCGCGGTGGGCGTAGGAGGGATATATGGCTAACGTTGAGTTTTCCGGATTTGATGAGGTGGAGGCGGCCCTAAAAGGCGTAAGGGACGGCATGGACGAACTAAACGACGAACTGATGAACGATGGCGCAGACTATGCAAAACAGGAAATCGAACGGGCCATATATCAGTATGGCGAATATCGTACCGGCTCTCTGCTACGCTCTATCAAAAAATCAAAAGGCAAGGATAAGGACGGCTCCCGCTATGTTATGGTGAAGCCCACAGGGAAAAACGACAGCGGCGCGTCCAATGGGCAAGTGGCATTCAGCCGCAACTATGGGCGCTCTAACGACCCCGGTTCCCGTTTCTGGACAATAGCCGAGGAACGCGCAGTAAAGAAATTTGAGGAAATTTTGAACCAAAAGGTAAACCTATTTTTTAAGCAGAAAGGATTGGATTAAATGCCTACTTTTGATCTCAGAGGAATAAAAATCGGCAAATATATAAACACCGAGGGCACTATCACTTATGAAACGCCCATAAGTATGGGCGATGCCATGAGCGTGGAGCTGAACCTGACCGCTGCCGAGGGCAGACTGTACGCCGAGAGCCGCCTTGCCGAGTACAAGAAACTCATAACCGGCGGCACTGCCAGCGTTGGAGTGAAATACATCACCGACGCGGCACAGATACTGCTTTTTGGCATGAGCGAAAATACGCGCAACGTAGGAACAAACACCTCACAAAAGAGCCTTAAAGCCACTGCGAAGGACATTGCGAAGTATGTCGGCATGGGCTTTTACGCCCCGGACGCTATTGACGGCACGGACAAATACACCGCCGTCTTTGTGTACAAGGTGCTTTTTGGCGCACCCGGCTATGTATACGCCACAAAAGGCGACAGCATCACCTTCCAGACTCCCACGACCACGGGCGAGTTTTTAGCAGATGACAGCGAGGACAAGAGTATCATGGAGATTGCAACACTGGCAAGCGAAAGCGATGCGGTAGCGTGGATAAACAAGTGCTTCGGCGCGTCATAAAAGGAGAACGGCATGGATATAAGACTGAAAACCGCAAAATACACCTTTGACGGACAGGAAATGACCCTCTGCTGCAACATGAATGTGCTGGCGGACGTGCAGGAAATGTTTGACGGCAATATATCAAAAGCGCTCAGGAGCGCTACGACAAAGACAATCGTGTGCTTTTTGACTGCCATGATAAACGACTATCTTGACAGCGAGGGCTCCGACAAGTCTTATACCGTGAAGCAAGTGGGGCGGCTCATACCGCCCTCACAGCTTTCGGGCGTAACGTCGCTCGTGATGGAACTGACTGCAGCGGCGCTTCGCGGCGATGAGGAAGCGGAACCAAAAAACGCGAAAACCACGCGGAAGACGAACCCATAAATTTCGCGTGGTATCTTACGGTATGGGTGATACGATTCGGACTGAGTGAAAGGGAATTCTGGAAAACGGCCACGCCGTACAGGATAGCAAGAATAATCAAAGAATATGCAAAAATGCAGGGCATAACGCAGGAGGAAACTAAAAGCCTATCCGCATTTTTGGGAGGTGCGTAAATGCCGAACATAAGAACGAAATTTATAGCCGAAGGGGAAAAGGAATATAAAGAAGCACTGAAAAGCATAGATAATGGCATGAAAGTGCTGCAATCGGAATCAAAAAAGCTGGCGGCGCAGTTTGAGGATAATGCCGATTCCGCCGAGGCGTTGAACGCAAAAAACAAAAACCTCGACGAAAGCGTGTTGAACCTGAAAGACAAACTGGAATTGCAGGAAGAGTGGCTAAAGAAGGTGGGCGCGGCCTATGGCGAGGCCGACGAACGCACGATGCGCATGAAAAAGGCCGTGAACGACACCGAAACGGCGCTCATAAAAGCCGAAAAAGAGCTGAAAAACAACACGGAAGCCTTGAAAGAGTACGGCGATGGGGCTGATAATGCGGGGGACAACAGCAAGGGGCTGGGCGATGCGCTCGACGAACTGGGCAGCAAATTTGGAATAAGCCTGCCGGACAACATCAAGGGAACCCTCGACGGGATGGTGAAGATAGACGGTCAATCCATGGCGCTGATAGGCACGTTTGCGGCGGTAGCCGCCGCGATAGTGGTGGTAGAAAAAGCGCTTATCGACTTGACGGTGCAGCAGGCAGAATGGGCCAAAGAAATCGAGAGCGGTTCATCTCAGCTTGGCATGTCCACCGAATCATATCAGCAGCTCGATTATGTAATGCAGTCCGTGGGTTACTCGATGGATCAGGCTAAGGGAGACCTTTCCGCCCTTGCAGAGAAAGCACAGGACGCCGCCAGCGGCTCCGGCGAAGCGGCGGAAATGTTCGACCGCCTCGGCGTATCGGTGACAAACACCGACGGTACGATGAAATCACAGGCACAGCTATTTGCAGAAGTATACAACGCATTGGCACAAATGTCTGATGTTACCGAGCGAAATGCAATAGCATCTAAACTGTTGGGCACTACCGGTGAAGAGGCTGTTATCCCCATGCTGGAGAAATACGGCATGGCACTGGGACAGGCGGCCTCGGCTGCTCCAATAGTGAGCGATGAGAATATACAGAGGCTTTCCTCGCTCAGCGACGCGCTGGGAGAGTTTGAAAACAGGATAAACACGGCAAAAAGCAACATTGCCGCCGAGTTTGCCCCGTCTCTTGAACAGGTGCTACAGGTAGTGGGCGACCTTGCCACTAAATTTGCCGAATTTGCAGCGGATACCGGCCTTGTGGAAATGTTCGGCAAGCTTTTAGAAGTGGTAGCAAATCTCCTGCAAGTGCTGGAACCGTTACTTGATATACTTAGCCAGCTAAAACCAGCTTTTGATGCGATAAACGGCGTACTGTCCATGATTGCAGATGCGATAAATATAGCCGCCAATGCGGTGGGCGTACTGGTAGATGCGCTGGAATATTTATTTTCGTTCGGCCAAAAGGACTTTGACACCAGTCATATACAAAATATTGCCAATGTTTTGAATGGCACTAACAGCAGTTTCGGGCGCTGGGTAGGCAGCGTGGCATATAACGCCGCCGGCACCGACAACTGGCGCGGCGGCCTGACTTGGGTGGGGGAGAACGGCCCGGAGCTGGTCAACCTCCCAAAGGGAAGCCAGGTGCTCACCAACCAGGAGAGCCGCAGCGTGGGCGGCGACACATTCAACATCAGCGTCAATATGTCGCAGATAAGCGACATACAGAAGCTCATCGACATGGCGAACAACTACCGCCGCAGCGTGCGGATGGGATACGGAGGATAATATATGGCGACATTAGCAGATTTGCCGCTCGGGGCAACAATACTCATCCCGGTAGGCACCGAAGAAAACAGGCTATGCGAAGTGGCTGATAAAAATAACCTCGTATCCGGCGGAGCGGTGCTGGTATACAAAAATGCATACGAAGAATCGGAGTTTGGAAACTCGACCCTATACCCGAACGGAACACTGGATAACCTTATAAAAAATACGATATTCAACAGTTTCCCGCAAGCGCTGCGCGAGAAAATGTTAAACGTCACCTTCGCGCTCGAAGGCAGCGGCAGCATAACCCGCAAAATGTTTGCCCTGACCTATACTATGGTGGGCTTTGGGGATAACAACGGAGTTGCGGAGGGCAAAGCGCTCCAATTATACACGAGCAACACCAGCAGGGTTAAAACCCTTGACGGCTCGGCAGCCAAATGGTGGCTCTCGTCGCGCAGCAGTACCCCCTACTCGCGCTACGTCCTCACCGATGGCACCGCCTTCACCAACTACCCGTCCAACTTCTACGGGGTTGTCCCCGCTTTTGTAATCCCCCAATCAACACAACTGGAGGATGCCCAAAACTCCGATGGCAGCTACTACATAAAGGATCTGCTCCCGAACGATAAAATAACCGCAACGGCGACAAAACCAAAGAACACATACGCCGGAAGCTGGGAGACCGTAAGGTTCGAGTGGACGTACAAAAGCGAAAACAGCATCCCACAGAAAAAATACGAACTGCAATACAAAGACGCGTCACATACAGAATGGACGGAGCTGCAAACAGGAGAAACGGCAAACACATACGCCGACATACCGCCGAATACCTTAGTTGCGGGAACCGTATACTGGCGTGTGCGCTGCACTAATATTTATGATGCCGTATCCGCATGGAGCACGGAAGTATCGTTTACGGCTCAGGGCAAACCATCCACACCGACGGTATCCGCAACGGCAAGCCCGAGGCCGGTGATAACGTGGACAGGCGAAGGGCAGCTTGCCTATCAAATAAAGATCGACAATGCAGTATTGCACACCGCTTACAGCACTGACGGGCAGTATAAGGTTAAAGAATATCTGAATGATGGCGCGCACACCGCCTCGGTGCGGATACAAAACGAATATGGCCTTTGGAGCGATTGGGGAACGGCTGATTTTACCGTTGCCAACACCCCCGGCGCGCCAATAACACTTTTTGCCGCGGGCGGAGAAAAGGCTACTCTTGCATGGACGGAAACGGATCACGAGGCTTACTACGTATACCGTGACGATATACCCATAGCCAAAACCACCGGGCATACCTATACCGACCAGATGGCGATAGGGACGCACAAATATAAAGTGCGCGGCGTTGCTGGAGACAGTTACTCCATGTCCAATGAGGTCACGGTCACGCTTTCGGTAGACGCGCCAGAGATAGCGGCGCTGGGCGAAATGCAATGGTTGCGGCTGGAATATTCCACCGCGCAGAATAGCCCGCTGGGCGTGTCGGCGTATCAGGATGTAGCGTATCAGTTTTACGCCGGGCGGCGGTATCCCGTGGCTGAGACCTCGCAGCAAATAACCAAAATATACAGTTTTAACGCTGCTTTTAACGATGCGGCGCAGGCAGCGGCTTTTGAGGGACTGCTGGGCAAGACTGTGATATACAGAGATCAGCACGGCTGCCTGTGCATCGGCCCGCTGATGGGCTTCGAGCTGAGCGTAGACCAATTTTTCAGGGCGTTTTCGTGCAGCATACAGCAGACGGACAACAATGAGAGGATAGAGTATGACTGATACACTGAGTATAATAGCCAGCCGCTTTGAGGTGGTACGCAACGGGGCTGCTACGGAGTACAATCTGGCAGCGGTAGGGGATAGCTACCCCACCGTCACCATGACTGCTGACGGCGAAATAAAAACCTCATTGCACGGCGTGTTTGAGCACAACGATAATGTGGATTATCTTAATGATGAGATAAGGCCGTATTACATCAAGGACGGCGTAGAGCATCCTCTCGGCATATACATGGTGGGCACGCTGACCACCAAACACACTAAATACGGCAAGGACGAGGACACCATAGAGGCATACGATCGGGCACTGAGGCTCAAACAGACCAAAACCGAGACCCGATATTATATTGCGGCGGGGACGCCATACATGACTGCGATACAGAGCCTTATCCGGGACGCCGGAATACCGCGCATACGGATGGACGATTGCGAGGACACTCTTGCCACAGACCGTGAGGATTGGGAAATAGGAACGGAATATCTCACCATCATCAATGCGCTGCTGTCCGAAATAAACTTTTCGGATGTTTGGTTTGATTTTGATGGGGTAGCCCGCCTTAAAAGGTACGAGGCTCCGTCCAGCTCCAACATAGACCGGGAGTATCGGGACGACGAATACAGCATCATCGCCCCGGAATACACAGAGGAGATGGACATATATGAGGCCCCCAACGTTTTCATCGTCAACGTATCTAACCCTGACTATGACAACCCCATGACCGCAACGGGCATAAATGACAGCATGATCTCCGCTTTGTCCACGGTACGCAGGGGGCGGCGCATATTGGCGACGCCGGTTGAACTGGATAATATAGCAAGCCGGACGGCGCTGCAAAAATACGCGGATAATCTTGCTGTGAAATCCATGTTTACAACGCAAAAAATCAAATTTTACACGGCCGTAAACCCGGCCCATGGCGTAGGAGATGTTATCGCGCTGTATAACGGGGAGCTGGTAGGCGTGTACGAAGAAACCGACTGGAAAATAGAAATACGCCCTGGCGCCCTCATGGAGCATCAGGCAAAAAAGGTGGTGTTCGTGTGATATATCAGGAGCAGGAAGCACTATTTTTACAAAAGCGCAGGCCATCAGCGGCGAAATTTGCCACCGTGGTGGCAGTATCCGGCGGCAAGGCCACGCTCAAATTTGACGGAGAAACTACCGCTACGCAGAAACGCTATAAATATAACGCCGCGCTCTCGTTGAAAGCGGGTGACCGGGTAAAAGTGAATAAAATATCCGGCACTTATGTCATAGAATACAAACTGTAGGAGGGCGACTATGCTTACAGGCATTATACGCGGGCAGAGGCTTATGCTGCGCACACCCATTGTGGTGGCGGACAGCATAAACTATCTGACTGCAAAATTTACGTTTGACGCCGACTGGAAGGGCCGCGTTATCACAGCCTATTTTGTATGCGGAGATAAGACCATAACCGCGGAGCTCACAAGCGGCGAAATCACTGCAGAACAGGGAATAAACCTCACTGCAGGACGCTGGGAACTGAAACTATCCGGCATAAAGGCCGACAGCCGCGTGACGGCGGGCCCGGTATGGTTTGACGTACTGCCATTCGGCGCTGCGGATGGCGAACTGCCGGATATATCCCTGACGCAGTACGAACAACTTCTTGCAAAAATCGGTGACATGGACGATCTGACCACCGCGGACAAGAATACCCTTGTAGCGGCCATAAACGAGGCGGCGCAGAGCGGCGGCGGTTCCGGTGGAGGGGGATTGCCGGCGGGCGGAACGCCGGGGCAGGTGCTCACTCGAACTGCAAGCGGCTCGGCGTGGCAGGACGGCACTCCCGGCCCCGTCGGCCCCCAAGGCCCCGAAGGCAAGAAAGGCGATAAAGGCGACACAGGAGCCGCAGGAGAAACGGGCCCCGCTGGCCCCAAAGGTGAACAGGGTATCCAAGGGCCTAAAGGCGACCCCGGCGACAAGGGAGAAACGGGCCCCAAGGGGGATACGGGAGCCACGGGCGAACGAGGCCCCGCAGGAGCGCACTTTACGCCCTCTGTGACCGCTGACGGCGATTTATCGTGGAGTAATGACGGTGGGCTGGAAAACCCCGCCACAATCAATATACGGGGGCCACAGGGCGCACAGGGAGCTAAGGGCGACACGGGCGAAGGATTTGCCGTGTTGGGCTATTACGCTTCCCTCTCCGCATTACAAGCCGGAGTATCTAACCCCTCCGCTGGCGACGCTTACGGCGTGGGCGCGGGCGAACCGTATGATATATATATCTGGGACGGCGTAAATTCCAAGTGGGTAAACAACGGCCCCTTGCAGGGCGCAAAAGGTGAACAAGGCCCCACTGGCCCTAAAGGCGATACGGGCCCCAAGGGCGACCCCGGCGCGAAGGGTGACACGGGAGCCAAGGGAGAACAAGGCCCCACGGGCGAAGCTGCCGGATTTGGCACACCTACCGCCACGACGACCACCCTTGACGCGGGAACCCCCGCTACTGTAGAGGTAACAGCTTCCGGCGCAGATACCGCAAAAGTGTTCACCTTTAAGTTCGGCGTTCCCGAGGGCGCGAAAGGTAAACAGGGTATACAGGGCGAGCAGGGTATACAAGGAGAGCAGGGAGCGAAAGGCGACCCCGGCTCCAAGGGCGACACCGGCCCGTATTTTACCCCCTCGGTATCCGCCGAGGGAGTTATCTCATGGAGTAACAACGGCGGCCTGAACAATCCCCCTGAAACCAACATAAAAGGCCCGCAGGGTGAACAGGGCCTCACAGGTGAGCGCGGCCCCGCAGGAGAGCAAGGCCCACAGGGCTTGCAGGGCATACAAGGTAAGCAGGGCGAACAGGGCATACAGGGTGAGCAAGGCCCGCAGGGCGACCCCGGCGCAAAAGGCGACCCCGGCGCAGCCGCAGGGTTTGGCACACCTACCGCCACGGCAACCACCCTCACCGCCGGAGCCGCCGCCACCGTAAAGGTAACGGCAAGCGGCGCGGACACCGCAAAGGTATTTGATTTTGAGTTCGGCATCCCGCAGGGCGAAAAAGGCGCGACAGGCGAAAAAGGCGCGACAGGCGACCCCGGCGCGAAGGGCGATACGGGTGAGCAAGGCCCACAGGGTATCCAAGGCCCCAAGGGCGCGGACGGCTCCAAGGGCGACACCGGGCCGTATTTTACTCCCGCTGTCTCTGCCGAGGGCATACTCTCATGGAGTAATAACGGCGGACTGGATAACCCCGCAAGCGTCAGCATCAAAGGCCCACAGGGGGAAAAGGGCGACACGGGCGCGCAGGGAGCACAGGGAACACAGGGCGAACAGGGCCCCGCTGGCCCTAACGAGATAAGCACCGACACCGCAAGTAGCATCACTGGGCTGTTAAAAGGCAACGGCGGTAATGTGGCGGCAGCGGTAGCGGGCACGGATTATGCTATACCACCCGCCTCCGCGACCGTCCTCCCCGCCAGCGGCGCGGCGCTGACGGCAAACACCATATATAATGTATCCTCTCCTGTGGGTACATACGTGTTTACCCCGCCCGCATCCGGCTGGGCGCATGGCACATTCAGCACGGCGGCCTCGGTTGCGGTGTCGTTTGTGAGCGGGGCGAACTATTTAGGCGAGGCCCCGGCAATAGAGGCGAGCAAGACCTATGAATTTGACGTATACAACGGCGTGTGGGCGGTGCAGGAGGTTGTGAGCGCATGATAGCTATGCTACGAAGGAGGTTGATGAGCAACATGGCAAAGGCGAAAAATATAGCAACGGGAACGGTAAATGCGGGCAATTCCCATTGGACAACAACATCGATATCTGCTCAAACAGGCTTTAGACCCGACCATGTTGCGGTGTTTATAGTGGCACTGTTAGGGGAAGATGCGCGTCAATATCACGTTTTGAGCGTATATGATGGTAGTGTATTAGCTTTGGACGTTAATACTTCCTATATGAACGTATCTGCCCTTCAGTACACCGTAAATGAACAGGGGTTTACTATTGCAAATGTTATCGACGAAAGCAGCAACGACTATTACTTTGCAGGCACTTATCGCTATGTAGCATGGCAAGAATAAAAAGGAGCATACTATGTGTAAAATAATTCTATCGGGGGGGGGCAGCCTCCGTAAAATAAAAAGCGCCTATGCGCTATGATACCCTTGCAGTTTGCTTTACGGCGCAGGATGATTAAACAGAAAAGCGAATATAAATTATCTGTTGCAGCAGCGCAGACATTTGAATACAATTTAACGCTTACAGTTGATGGGGTGTCAGTTGTATATGGCGAAAAGTTTGTTGGCGCGAAAGTTTTTGCAATAACAAAAGAATCCGTGATTACTATAACCGGAACAGCATATGAAGGTTATGCGATTTTGGTAAAAATAAATGGTGAACAAGTGGCTGGAATGAGTCCCGGTGAGTCAACGACTTTCAGGTATGCATTTCCAAAGTCTATGATACGCAACGATATATCATTGCGTATGTACCAAACTACATACTATTTCAGGTATGCGGAATTTACAGTTTAGTAAAAAAAGGAGGTACAATGTTAAACACAAACTATGCCAAGCTGGTGGGCGGGTATCCCGAATATTTACGCCTGCCGGTTGAGCTGCAATCGCCGCTTATAATCAACGGTGTGACGCACCCCGCAGGGGCGCACCTCTCCACCAATGACGATGTGGCAATAAAGGAGTTGGGCTATAAGCCCGTGACCCGTTCCCCCATGCCCTCAAAGGAGGGCTTTTATTATACGGAGAACTGGACGGAAACCGACACGGCTATAGTGCAGGAGTGGGAGGAACATGAACATCCCCCGGTTACCGACTATACCGAAGTCCTCGATATTATGACAGGAGAAAAAGCATGATAGTACGCACGGCAGAAGAAGCAAGAGTATGGCGGGCGCAACTTGAGAAGGCACTGCCCACCGTACCCGATAAGGACGCAAGCGGTTGCGTAGACCTCTATCCTACCTTAAAACAGAATGGTGGTCTTATAAAAGCCGGAACTCGTATCAACTGGAACGGCTGGCTCAAACAGGCCACCGTAGACCTATGGGATACCGAGGCCAACGACCCCGACCATGCACCTAACCTGTGGGTGAAGATAAACTATAAGGATGGTGTTCGGGTTATCCCTGACGTAATCTCAGCAGCCGAGGCATTTGCACTTGATGAGCTTGGCTGGTGGAACGGTGCGATATACAAGAGCCTCATAGCCGCCAACGTCTACACCCCAGACGCATACCCACAGGGATGGGAACTTCGGGAATAAGGAGCCGCACGGCTCTTTTTTCATAATTAAAAAACAAAAATAAAGAAAGGAAAAGAATTATGGACTACACACTCAAAGCTCGTGAAATCGTGAGAGATTATGTAAACGAGCACCTCGACAAGACGGACGGCATAGAGATCAACATAACTGATACTTATGTTGTTTGGCACTGCAAGACCCTCCAGAACTGGAAGGCACTGGTATCTACCAAACTCCCCGATGGTATGTATTATGAGGTCACTTACAACGGCGACAAAAACGAAGTGTACCTCGATGCATATAAGAAGTTCGAGAACCGCTGCATAAAACTCTAAAAAGAAAGGAAAACATTATGAAAAAACTCGCTTGTATCCTCGCGGTAATGCTCATGCTGTGCCTCTGCACCATAGCCTACGCCGCAGACCCCGTAACTCTGGATATAACCGCGCTGGACTACCAGACCGGCAAGGCGGTATCCAAGACCTACGTCAACAACGAGCTGTATTTGCTCAAGGTTGACCTGGGCATACCCCGGTTTTTCGACCTGACCGATATGGAGCTTATAATCGAGCTGGACGGCGTAAAGCTGGACGCAAACGACATGAGATTGGAGGCTGGCACATATTACCTGAGCGGCATAGTTACCGACCAGCCCGCCGCCCTCCGTATAACCGTCAAGGACAAGGCCTACGACAACGCCACCACCGCCGAAGAACTCTACAACGCCATGCAGAAAAACAGGACTGTAAGCAAAACTTATTATTTCAACGCCGCGCAGCCCGCTGAACAGCCCATCGCAAAAAACCCCGTGGTGATACCCAAGACCGGCGACATATCTATTATAGCCTATGCCATCCCCCTCTCCCTGATAGGCTTTGGCCTCTTTGTGGCAGGTAAACGCAGATGAGCAGAATAGACGGTTTTATCGCCTACCTGGAATCCCACGTAGGCGATATGTATGTATGGGGAGCGCAGGGACAGCAGGTTGACAGCATGAGCGACCCCTACGCATGGATAGAACGACGCGAAACCAGCGACACGAATTACAACCGCGCCGTGAAATTCATGGAGAAGGCCGAAAAACGGCCTCTCTACGCATTCGACTGTTCCGGCCTCATCGTACACTACATCAGCGACATAAGGCACTGGATGAAGGGCGACACCAACGCCCAGGGGCTTTACCGTATGTGCGGCGAAAACAGGGGCTACGCCGGGAAAACCCCCATGTTGGCGGGCGACCTCGTATTTAAGTACAGCGAAAGCAGCAAGAAAATGGTACATGTCGGCGTATACGTCGGCGGCGGCTACACTATAGAGGCGAAAGGCCGCGACGATGGCGTATGCAAGCGCAAGCTGTCCGATGGCAGCTGGACGCACTGGGGGCGGCTTGCCCTGCTCCAGCAGGAGGAAGAAAAGGAGGAGGTAAAGGCGCGGAAGATCATAACCCTGACTACCCCCATGATGAGGGGCGACGATATCAAAGCCTTGCAAACCGCCCTTAACGCCCTGGGCTACAACGCCGGCGACCCTGATGGCATAGCGGGCAAAAACACCATTGCGGCCATACGGCGGTTTGCGGGCGACTATGCAAACGCCGGGGAAAAGGAACTGCCGGAGGTGTTACAGGCTACCGTATCCGTGGACGGCAAAATCTATGTAGGCACACTAAAAAAATAAGGAGGAGCACCCATGACCAAAGAATGGATATGGGCAATCGTAACGGGACTGAGCGGCATTTTGCTGGGCTGGCTGGCTCACATAAAGACCGCGAGGAAGGACGCGGTTGACGCGGCGACACACGACACCGCCATTGACACCGCGCTTAAATCGGACGTGGACTACATCAAGCGCGGCGTGGACGATATCAAGCTCGATATGCGGGCGCAGGCCACCAAAATTGAGGACATAGACCGCCGCGTGGCGCGCGTGGAAGAAAGCGCGAAAAGCGCCCACCACCGGCTGGACAGGCTCGAAGCACACAACAACTAAAGGAGGAAAAAACATGAAACTCTCGAACAAGGTATACGACATTCTCAAGGCAATCGCCCTGATCTGGCTCCCCGCCATAGGCACCCTCTATTTTGCCCTTGCGGGCATCTGGAACCTTCCCTATCCCGAAGAGATAGTTGGCACCATCACCGCCGTTGACACGTTCCTGGGCGCGGTACTGGGCATATCCTCGGCAAACTACAACAAACAGTAGCCCCCCGGACGGGATTCCCTTTCAATAGCCCCCCTTAATTGGGGGGCGTACTTTTATAAAGGAGGTATAGGCTTTTGGAGAAGCGGGCCTCTTTGAAATGGATAAAGCATTGCTTAATTCCCGTTCACGCACGGAATGGGAAGCACTCATACACGAATGGATACATAACGAAAAAGACCGCTGGCTGATAACCCGCCGCCTTTTAGACGGGGTGCCATACGACGCTTTGACGGGCGAGTACCAGCTTAAATTTGAAATACCCCTTGAATATGACCAGATACGAAGGCGGTGCAAGGCCGCCGAAAAACAACTGAAAACGCACTGTAAATAGCCAATAAATAGCCGATGGGAGCAATCCTATCGGCTCTTTTTTTATGCCAAAATTCAGGTAGAAGGGAGCGTGAAACAGTGTATCCATACCAACCTTATTTTAACCAACAAACCCAATATCAGCGAACCGAAGTAGTCAAAGTGAACGGTGAGGGCGGCGCAAAGGCGTATCAAATGCCCCCTAATAGCTCCGTTCTTCTGTTGGACGAAACGGCCCCCATAGTGTGGCTTAAAACAACGGACGGGGCGGGATTCCCCTCTCTCTCGCCTTACAGCATAACCCCGTATAAACCCGCTCCGCCTGTCGATGTGAACGGCCTTGAACAGAGAATAGCCAGATTGGAGGAAATGATAAATGCCAAACCCGATACTACAAATGCTAAGCGGAGGAAGTCCGAGGAAACTCAACCCACAAATGATAGCGCAGGCTAAACAGATGATGTCCGTTCCCGGACAAATACAGAAGATAAAGCAGATGATAGGCAACGGCGACCCTAAACAGATGTTTTATGCGGCCTGCAAGCAATACGGGATAGACCCCGAGGATATTCTGTCACAGGTACGCGGTGAACTCTAACGCGCCTTGGGCTTAAATCGACCTGAATTGGGCAGCGGGCCCTTGTGCAATATCTGTTCGGGTGTCATGCCACGGTGATATCTATAACGCAAAGTTTCGTGGCTTAGCCCCAACTCTTCCGCCCAATCGGCCAGACATTTTGTCCGCCCTTGGTAGGTAACGAAAATGTTGCTGCGCTTATTGCGGCTTTGCTGATGCATAGTAGCCCAAACACAGTTTTCAGGCGAATACGGTCCGTTATTGTCAATGCGGTCAAGCGTCGCGCGGTTCGGACGACCTCCGGTCGAATCCACCCAATCGTAAAATGCCTGCGGCGAATTGCGCCAAGCATCGCAAACGGTTATCCCCCGCTCGCCATAGTCTTTGAAATTATATGACTCTGGATTGTGGCACCGAGAAACCATCGAACGCCATTCGAGGTAAAGCGGGTTCTTGCTTCCCCCGTGTGTACGGCGGGTTGCTACGAGCAAGGCTTGCTTGTAGCAGCCACACGATTTTGTCTTACCGGTATACACCTGATAAGGAAAAGCATAGACGGCATTACCGCAATCGCACTGACATTTAAAAACTGCTTGCTTATAACCGTCGGGCCTGACTACATCAATAATGGTTAACATATTGTACCGCTCCCCAATATGGGACTTGAGTTTGTCTAATGACATTACACCACCTCCATGGGAGGATTATAACACAATCGTGATAAAAATACAACCAAAAACCGGAGCGTACGGCCGGATTTTGAATAAAAGAAAGGAAAATAACAATTATGGATTCACCTTCTCTCTCTGATATCGCTGCCGTGACTGGCAACGAAAACCTTGGCGGTTCGGGGTTTTGGATATTTGCCTTAATCCTGATCTTTGCCATGATGGGCGGCGGCTTTGGCGGCTGGAACCGCCAGGGCGAATTTGGACAGTATGCCACCGCTGCGTCTCAGCAGGAAATTCTCTTCGGTCAGCACTTCGGCCAGATCAATGACCGCTTGACTAACATCGGCAACGGTATATGCGATTCCACCTTTGCGTTGAACAACGCTATCACCACCGAAGGCCGGAACCTGTCCAGCCAGCTCGCAAACTGCTGCTGTGAACAGAGGCTCGGTATAGCCAACCTCTCAGCGCAAATGAACCAGAACACCTGCGACATAACCACCGCTATCCACGCCGAGGCCGAGGCCACCCGCTCCCTGATACAGGCGAACGAAATGCAGGCTCTCAGGGACAAAGTGTCCAGCCTTGAGATGGATAACCGTATGTACGGAGTAGTCCGCTATCCCAACGGTTACACCTACAACGCGGGGAACTCTCCCTTCTGTGGTAATAATTGCGGCTGCTGCTGCTAATTCCGGCTATGCCGTGATATATCGGGGCGGCGTATGCTGCCCCTTGATTTTTGAAAGGAGCATAATAAAAATGGCTTGTAAAAATGTATGCAAACTCTGCCCCAACCTTATAATCTCCCAGGCCGTTACTTTCACGGCGGGAACCGGGCTGATAATCAACCTCCCGGCAGGCAACTATAACGATAATCAGAAATACTGCATTGTGGTAGCTCAGTCTATCCCGGCGGCTACCACTATAACCGCGCCCGTGTTTGTCACCATAGGCGCCGGCACGGAACAGTACCCGCTGATAGATAGTTGCTGCGCCCAGGTCACAGCTTGCGCCATACGCACCCGCACCAGGTATGCTACCATCGTCAAGACCAACGCCACGGGCGGCAGCTTTAAACTGCTCAATAAAACTTGCGCACCAACCAACAGCCTTGCAAGCATTAATGGAGGCGCAGAGTAATGAGCTTTAAGGAGATCATACGCCTGATATCCGAAAGGCACACCGATATGACGGAAGTGACCGATGCGCTCTCTGATATGATGCACACGGTAAAGGACCGTCTGCCGGAGGTATACAAAGAAACAATGTATTGCCTCGAAGAGATAGCATATCGGATAACTCCTGAAGAGGCGCGGCAGATAGTCAAGGGTATGCGCCCATACGGTCAAAAATGGGACTATGATACCATCAAGGCGTTTCTGGCGACGAAGGGCATAACGGCGGTATGCAAATACTATCTGTGCATGAATATGTACTACAACGATAGCCACGATACCGCCGAAATGGTAGGCAGGGGAGAAGACCCGGAGTTTTATTTCAGCCTTGCAAAAGATTTCATTAACGATATAGACGGTAAGGATTTCAAGGTTGAAAAATATTTTACTGCGTAACTGGCAACCTTCCGGCAACTTTCTGGCAACCTTTTATTTCAAATCCTAAAACGAGCGTAAACGAAAAATATAGATAAACAGCCGCTTTTTACGGACGAGAAACTGCAAGGAACTGAATAAAAAACGGGTAGCCGCCGGATACCAAACA